TCTCCTCAAACGGTCTGGGCCGGCTTCGCGAGACTATCAGCTGCAAGGTTTCCGAAGAAAGAAATGGCATTTTCGAATGTGACTTCGAATTCCCTGTCACTGGTCAGAATTACGATCGCATAGCCCTCGGGAAAGTCATCGCCGCAAAATATGACGACAGTGATGACATACAGCCCTTCGATATCGTCTCACACTCAAAGCCGATCAACGGCGTAGTGAAATATCATGCCGTGCACATCAACTACAGGCAGTCAAAGCATGTTGTGTCAGGAACGAATATCAACAGCCTGTCGGCAGCACTGGACATGCTAAGCAATGCTACGCCGAGCAACCCGTTCACGTATGAAACAGACAAAGTGAGCACGGCACATCTCGCTGCAGCAGACGGCGTACCGCGCTCGGTGAAGTCGATGCTCGGCGGCATCGAGGGTTCGATCCTGGACGCCTACGGAGGAGAATACAAGTACAACAAGTTTATAGTAAGTCTCCTGACATCACGAGGATCTGATCGGGGATTCTCGATTCGCTACGGCGTGAACCTACTCGACTACACCGATGACACGAACTACATCGACAGCTACAACTCATGCGTGCCTTACTGGATGGGAGGAGACACGATCGTAAAAGGCGGCCGCGTCGATTCAGGCCTGTCAAGCTATAACGGCCGCACGGAGTGCATCGCGCTCGACCTGACAAGCAAATTCGAATCGCAGCCGACCGCAGCGCAGCTCGAAGCAGCTGCCCTGTCATATATGCAGAACAATCAGGTCAACCTGCCGACGCAGAACATCAAAGTCAACTTCATCAGATTACAGGACACAGAAGAGTACGCAGAGTATGCGCCGCTGCTTGATTGCAAGCTGTGCGATACTGTGAGAGTCGTGTTTCCTCAATACGGCATGGATGGACGTTTCAAGATCGTCAAAACTGTCTATAACACTCTGACGGAGCGCTACGACGAAATGGAACTCGGAGCGCTGTCGATCACGCTATCACAGGCCCTCGGGCTGAGTAAATAAAAGGAGAACAGCATGGCACAGGTCAAAAACATCAACATGACGCCCGACAACATACCGCCATACATGAAGGTGAGCCAGTATGACGTAGGGCGGGAGCTCACATTCAAAATGCGGGACGGGTCCGGAGAATACTCCGTGCCGGCAGGAGCCACGGTCAAGCTCAAGGGCACAAAGCCGTCCGGGTTCGGCTTCACGATCACGTGCACTGTCACAGGATCGACAGCGACAGCAGTCACGACGGCAGAGATGACCGACGAGTGGGGCACTGTGACCGCCGAGCTGGTGGTCGAAAAGAGCGGTCTCAAGATAGGCTCGTCAAACATCAAGATCGACGTCGAGAGATCTCCTCATCCGGAAGGCACGACAGACGGCAGCGCGGAAGTCATCATCTCGGAGCTGACGATCCTGGTGGAAAGAGCAGAAGCCGCAGCTGAATCGGTACACAGCCTGACCGTCTCATCGCAGACGCTTGACTCGTCCGAGCAGGCATATGCCAACTACGACGAGGAAAACAATCATATCGAATTCGGAATTCCAAAAGGATATAACGGTTACGAGATCGAAGGCACTATCGGCTTCGCAGACAGCTCTTCGAACGGCGACATCGTTATAATAATGTCTTAGAAAGGAGGGCAAAGATGATCACTTATACCGTTAAAAAGCCGGCACACGGCACAGCAGAAGGCGAGATCGTGAACTATGTCGAAGGCTCCTGCATCTCGACAGATACGAAACCGGACAACGTAGCGAACGGCTCGATCCTGATGGAGATGGATACATCGACTATGTATATGTTCGATGAGAACGCAGGAACATGGAGGGCATGGTCATGAGCTTTGATGCAGTTTCTTATATCATAGGCTACGAGTCAGGCAAGGACGTCCAGATCGTTGAAGTGACGGGCGACATCACTTGCACAGATGATGGCGAAGCAAATATCACTATCACGGAGGGTGAATAATGGCAAATAAAAATCTCAAAAGCATAAAGTTTCCGGGCCTGCCGGACACTTACGACGTCTGCAAGTATGACGACCTGCTGAACGTCATCAAGATCACGAACCCGAACACTACAATGGGCGACATCGTGACCATTCTGAATGCGGTCAACGCGGTCGGCAACCATGTTGTATTTGACGTTGCGACTCTCGATGCGGGGATGTATCTCTGCACGATCTATATCGGATCAGGATACTACAGGATCGCGGACCTTGTCACAGGCTTCGAGGGCACAGGCTTCTTCGTAGCGACAGACAAGCTCGCAGACATCATCGCGAGCGGATCTCAGAGCTCCGGAAAGCACTACACGATGCAGTGGGATATGGTCAACGCCCAGGGCGTCAGACTGAACGATGCTGCGTCGATCACGACCGACACCAGCAACTTCAGTCACTTCGGATCGGTCAATGAAAACTACAGCAACCCGTTCGACGAGATCTATCCGTGGAGCGGCAGGAAGCTCTGCAACATCGACCTCGCTACCTACAGAGGCCTCACTGAAGGCGACGACATCACAGACTGCGTAGTCGCATGGGAAGACGACGTCAACTTCGACTATGATCACCAGTACGGTGTATGGGTATATACTCCGGCATTCTTCGGAAGGACATATACACTCGGCAACTACAGATACTTCGACATCACAGACGAAAATCTGCAGGACAACATTGCGTACGCTCCGTCCCTGGTCGGCCGCTGGCTCGGCGTAGACGTCACACTCACGCTTGACGGATCAAGCAAGCACTGCAACCTGCCGAAGACCGGCATGCCTATGGCAAACATCGCAGGCAGCACAATGCATACATATGCAAAGAACTACGGCGCATCCCTGAATGATATCTACTCGATCGACGCAGTCTCGATGCTCTACATCGTAGAGTACGCGAACATGAATCTGCAGACAAAGCTCGGCAGCGGCGTATCAGACCTGTATAAGCAGGCCATGCATCCGGCTGCAGCAGTGACGGCAGAAGCAGAACTCACGATCGCTACGACATTCGCAGGTTTCATTCCGGGCGCGATCGTAGATATCGGAACGAGCGACGGAGGAAGCCAGATCGCGAGGACCTCAATCGTCAGCGCGACCGTCTCGGGTGCAAACACGATCCTCGTGCTCGCAGACGCAGTCACATGCACGACGGAACATTTCGTATCAATTCACGGCCTGATCAACATGGCTGACGAGGACATAGGATCAAAATCCGGATACATCGGAACGAATGGCAAGAGCAACGCCTACTACAGAGGCCAGACCTTCTATGCGAACAAATTCCAGTACATCCTCGGCGCATACCGCCAGAAGGACACTACTAAGATCTGGATCGCCGAAGAGGGAGACACCGACAACTACGACGCTCTCGACACGACGAAGCACAAAGACACCGGCCTTACGGTCGCCTCGGCGTCGGGATACATACAGACGCTTGGCATCGCAGAAGGCCTCGGTTTCGCACCGTTCTGCACAGCTACCGGAGGCAGCTCCTCGAACCCTGTAGGAGATTATTGCTGGGTACCGGCGGCAGATGCTGTGAACACGGTACTCTGGCTCGGTGGTCGCGCGGGCAGCGGCGCGTACTGCGGCTGGGGCGGCTCCTGGGCCGGCGCCGCGTCGAACTCGTACTGGTACTACGGGTCCTGCCCTCGCCTCCTAAACCCTTAAGGGGGTTGTCAGGGGGACAACTCCCCCTGACATAGACATTTCGATACAGTTGTAATAATAAGTTTTAGGGCATAACACTGCGATGCTCCGCCCGTTCGGTGGGTGGCCGTCTGGCTCGGTGGTAACGCGAACAACGGCGCGAACTGCGGCTGGAACGGCAACTGGAACAACACCGCGTCGAACTCGAACTGGAACTACGGGTCCTGCCAACTCTCTTAATACTCAAGCATAAAGATGAAGTATTAGCGGGTTATGTCCTTATCCTTTGATAGAAATAGTGCCGGTATAGGCTGAACCCTATATAAGGGCGCGGTGTGGTAGGTTAGATCTCGAAGCTCCGCGACGGTTAAGAGAGAGAATATGAAGCGAGTAGGGCATTTAATGGAGGTAATGCTGACGGAGGAGAACTTCGTGGCAGCAGAGAAGTCGCTGGGAAAGAATAAGCCTGACAACAGGCAGGCGAAGTATCTGGCGAGACACGCCAGGAAATATGGCTGCAAGCTGCTCGGAAAGATCAAGGACGGAACCTTCAAATGGCATAGGCCGAAAGAGTCGACGATCACCGACTCATATAAGGGCAAGACAAGAAATTTGAAGATACCGTGTCTCGAAGATCAGGCAGCTCAGCTCGCCTGGTTAAATGTCGCTGCTCCCTACATTGAAAGGCGAAACTATTACTATAACTGTGGCTCGATACCAAAAGCAGGACAGACACGTTGCGTCAAGGGCCTGCAGAAATGGCTCAAAGATCCGCGCATGAAATACGGCGCTACTACAGACATCAGGAAATTCTATGAGACCTGCCCGCACTGGCTGGTCCGGAAAGGACTCGAGAGGATATTCAAAGACAAAGCCTTCATCGACTTTGCGATGGGCTTCGTCGCATCAATGTCCGATACGGACGTCGGCCTTGCAATCGGATACCCGTCATCGCACTGGCTGGCCAATGTCGCACTGATGGAGCTCGACCACGAAATGAGGCGCGAGTTCCCAGATGTCAGATACACGCGATACATGGACGACATCGGCATGGTGTGTCCCAATCGACGCCATATCAAGAAGGCAGTGGCATATATCCGAAAACGAATAGCTGCGTATGGTATGGCGCTCAAGAAGTGGACAACCTTCAGGATCAAAGACCGCGGCCTGCCGTTCCTGTCGTACAGATTCTTTAACGGCTACACGTTACTGGCGAAGCCGCTCATGGTCAGGATCGCGA